TCTTCCTTGACCGACCGTTTCTTTTGTAGTAAACGATCGATTCTGCGAAGTCTTGCGGGTTGGCGAAGACGTTCTTGGCATCCTCGATGATGGTATCGCGCAAGCTCATCGATTAGGCTCGCTTGCAAGTTACCTTGAAGTAGTCGACAACAACCGAATCGACGTTGGCACTGGACGATTTTTGCAACTGAACAAGCGGTTGCAATCCCGAGGAGTAGCCACTCATATCGAAGGTGGTTGTCGCGCCGACTCGCTGGCCGTCGATGTAGAACTTGACATCGCTTTTGCCGCCCGTGAAGTCAATCACAAATTCCTTGTACGTGGTCCCAAGGGTTACGCCGCTGGAGATGTCGTCGTTGTCGCGCACCCCGTCGTCGGTTTCCAGGTAAACAAGCGTTGTGCTGCTTGCGCCCTCCATGCGAAACCAAGCATTGGCCGCTACGTCGTTAGCGGTGTCGTTTCGAGCCGAGCCAAGACCGAAGCAAAGGATTGAACCGCTTGTGAAGGTAGCTGCCCCGATCTTCACCCGCATCTCAAGACGTTGAATCAAGTCGATGTCGAAGTCCAGTGCATCATTGAAGTGCAAGCAAACATTTTCGACTTCGCTTGTGGATGCAAGCGTTAGGGTCGCTTCGCTAGTCCCTTTGGAATAGGTCGGAGCGCCGGAGGATGATGTATCATCAACAAGCCAAGCCGTAGCCGGGTCTGCCGAAGTTGGGAAGGTTGCTACCGCCCCGTTGAAGTCATCGTAAAAAATCTGAAAGTCGCGCATGTCGCCCATGTTCTTATGTTCCTGTTTTGTGAATTTTGTTGCCGTCCCAAAAAGCCCCCAAGCAATCGCCCAGGGGCTAGATTTCAATCGACACTACGCACGATTAGCGAAGATGCCGCGATGTTCGATTACCGCTGCTGCGAACGATTGACGCACCGTGTAGATGTACGAATCGTTTCGGATGTTGTAATCAGACTCCAAGACTGGCGATTCTTCGCCGCTCAGGAAGCTGATTTCAACTGTGTCAATCAGGCTGTTGTCGGCCACTGCGTACCAGTTGGTCGAGCTATTGGCATCCAGGTATGGACTTGCAACAACTCGCAACTGCCGAGCACCGCCACGACCGTAAAGGTTCGAGACTCCGCTATTTTTCTCGCTCTCGACCGATGCCGTCGAATTGACAAGCTCCAAGGCTGTTCCGGCGTAGGCCAAAGGCACCAAGAGAATAGACGGGGTAAGCCCAAGGAAGACATCGCTGTTGAGTCCCTTTTGCTTGCCCATCACCTCGAAAGCTTTGTCCAAGGTCGTCTTGCCTGGAGCCGCCGCACCGCCCGAAAGGTTAGTTCCGGATGCGTGCGATGCCGAGAAAAGAGCCACGCCATCGGGCATGGTCGGGTTCGACAGGAACACGTCATAGATCGCCTTTTCTTGCGTCCTACGAGCCGCCGAGCCATGCATCGCCGGGATGCGGGACAAGGCGTCGAGGTCATCGTTGATAACCGTTTCCCAGGTGACGGTAAATTCCTTTCCGTACTTCTCAACTTTGTAGCTCTTGCGTTGGTCGACAACCTTGCCCTCTGGGTAGTCCTTGCCTTCGGGAACTACTTCAAGGTTTGGCGATTCGCCAAGGCTGATTCGGTTGATGTTCTTGAAGTCGTCAACCGACTGAGCTTGTCGCACCCATTGGTCCCAAGTGTATGGGGCCTCGACGTAAGACGCCGTCAGGGTCTTGCTGGCCGCATCCAAAAGCAGGCTGGAGAACGATCCGCTGGTGTGGTAAACGTCGTTTGATCGACGGATATTCAGTCGGCCAACAATCCCCGGGTGGCCCATCGCAATGCGAACGATATCGCCTTTGTTGTGGTGCTCTGGATTGACGCCCATTCGCCGGACGCAAGCCTCAGCAAGCCGATAGAGCCCAAGGTTGCGGAAGTGTTCCGCGCCTTGAACGTCCGGGGCCTTTTGCTTTTTGATCTGGCCTTGCCAGCATCGCTGCACAAGACCCGCCGAAGCCTGAGCCATGAACTTATCATGCTCGCTTTCGGTAACGCTAAAACTGGAGCCCTCGACGGCCCCGCCTAGTGGTTGAGAAGCCATCTTTCGGATAATCCTTTCTGTAGCGTCCTGAACGGTCACATTTGGATCGTCAACCAAAGAGTCTGCAAAGCTACGCTCAAGCTTTGCAACCATGCAATGGGCAACGATAGTTTTGCGTCGGTCGGCGTCGGCCTTTAGTTGTCTTGCAACTTCGGCTTCGACTTTCTTTTCGGTGTCTTCGGCTGGCTCGACATGCTCAGCCCGCATGGTCTCTTCGGGTTCTTTTTCCATGCCTGCCATCGATTCGACTTGGCCCATCGGAGCCGCGTCAGAACCGGCCTGGCCTGCCGCCTTGCCTGCGAGGTAAACAATGATCTGCATTGGATCGGTCATGCCTTCTGGCAACCCGAGCCCCTTGAGAGTTGCCAAAAGCGACTCGTCCATACGTTCAACCCTTTCCTGGTCATAAGACCTGCGAACAGTAGAATTCGGATCCGCGCCCGTTGCACAGATCGAAGCGTTATGCGGTTCCCATGCGGTAACAATTTCCGCTGGACCCTCAATCACCTTGCCTTGTCGGGTGGTGTACGTTTGGCCCTCTCGAACGAATTGACGCTCAAGAATCTGGGCATCAATCGAGAAGTCATTTAGGTGTCCTTCGGTGTATCTGGTTGCGACAGTCTGCGAGTCTGGATCGCTTGCGAAATCAGGAGAGCCTAGAAGCTCATCGCCCTCGATTACGATATTGCGAATCGAGCCAAAGACGTTGCGTACTGTCTTGTCGTTGTGGCTGTCGACAATAGGCAATTGCTTTTTATCGTTGCGAAACCGGACGCCATCCATGAGCAATACTTGCTTGATCCACCCGCGATCCTGATCGTAGATGTCAATCGGCGTTTCGGTTGCAATCACCGCTCGGCCATCCTTCACAGTCCCGAATTGGCGAACGATTGAGCCGCCCTCGATGGGCTTGGTTTGGCGTCTTGCGTCGAGTTCTTTGCGTCGCTTGATTAGGTCTTGCTTGTTCATGCTTGCACCTCAGCCGGTAGCGCGTCCACTGATCCGTCTTTTGCGTCGTCAATTAGGGCCTGTACGCTCGCTTCGCTCATGCCGACCGACGATAGGAACACCTTTGCCGCCGCTTCGCTAATCGCCCCGCTAGCTAGCTCGTTGAGGGTCTTGTCGATGGCTTTGCGGTTTCGGTTGAATTGAAGCGTTGAGAGCCCCATCATTTCGCCGCTGCCGGTCGCTGGTTGGGTCTCTGCCGCCCCTTGGGTCTGAGCCGCCGAAATTGCTAGTTGTTGCTGTTCCGGGGTCTGCAAACCAAGCTTTTGAAGGAGTTCGTTTTCTTTGGCCCGCTGGTAGAAGACCTTGCGATAGTTTTGGCCCTGAGCCCCAAGGACATCCGCGTAAGTCGCGGTAAACGAATTGATGCCCGATTCGCTTGTCGCTTGCTCAACGCCCGGATCGACCCATTCCCATTTAGGAGTCTGCCATTCAACGGGGGTAAACCGCCTGCGGTCGCTCAATAGGTCGCTAGGCCCTGGGAATCCGTCGAGGTTGGTTCGGCTTGCTGCATCACAAAAGCGATCCCAAACAGGCTGGAGCAAGTGCCGAATGATGTATTTCTGGATAATGCGAAACCGCCGACGGTCTTCGAGTTGGCTGGTTCGGCTCGAACTGTAGCTGGTCTGCGAATAGTCGCGGGCTACAACCTCGTAGGATAGCCCGGTCCCTACCGCGATACCGCGAAGAATAACCTTGGTCCATTCGCCCGCGCTCGTGTTCGGTCGGGTCGGGTTGATAATGTCAACCGACTCGCCTGGGTTAAGGTCGAAAATTAGGCCCGGCTCGATGTATCGCTCTCGATTGCCTGCCTTATCGATGCCGCTGCCGGTGTCCGGATCAGACAGACTGCCCAATGGCGTTTCGGTTTTAATTGCCGCCGTGAAGCAGGATGCGATAGCCGAGGCCTGCAACTCGTTGTCCAAGTACGTTCCAAGGTCGCGAATCGATGCCAACGCTGGAGCAAACCAAGTAACGCCCCGCGTCTGGCCGACTCGATCCTGGCGGAACAGGTGGATGATTTCCCGGGCCGGAATTTCCTTTGGCGTTCGGCTTACCGCGTAAGGCTGTAGCGGATGGTCCTCGTAGATCATGTACGATATAGGCTTGCCGTATTCGTCAACCTTAATGCCGCGAATCACCCGCGTACCATCGCCGCGATCGACTCCCATCGTGTACGTGTCTCGATCGGTCGCTAGCCTGTCGGCTTCGATGATCTCAAGAGCCATCGGAATCGGTCGGCTGATTCCCCGGTATTCGGTCGAGGGTAGATTGACAATGCGGATAAGCACCTCGCCCGCTTCGACCATTTCGCGAAGGGCGATAATCTGGATTTCTTCGAGGGTCAAACGCCCGTTGATATCCGCGACTTCGGACCACTCGGACCAAGCCTTATCGCGCAGGTCGTTGATGTCCTCGATGTCGTCCCCTTCGGGAGTCTCGAAGGTCGATTGGGCTTGAATTCCCGCGCCGACAACGGAAGAGACGATAGTGTCTACAACTCCCCATGCGTAGGAATTATCTCGAACCAATCGCCTAGCCTCTGCCCTGAGTCGGTCGGCCCCGAATGGCCCCATTAGCTCTTGGTCGGCTGGTAGATTCTTGGGGTGTCTGTTGCTCGATACCCGCGATGGTTCGGCACCTTGGTAGGATCTGGCAAGGGCCCTGCGTGCTTGCTGCCGTCGCAATCCTGCGATGGGGCTAACTGCCGAGACTACCGAATCGATAAATCGCTCGATCATCGACGGCCCCCCACGATTCGCCCAAGGGAGATGCCGCCCGATCCGCTTTCACGCTGGACTTGATGGAGTAGCTTGTTTCGCTCGGCCATCAACGCCGCTAGGTCGAGCTTAGTGACGGTCCGAGAGCCAATGGAATACTGAGACGCCCCTCCGGTTAGAAGGGCCTCAATAGCTGCGTCGATTAGTGCCAACATAGATGCCGCTGATGCCATGCGTCAATCGTTGCATGGCTTGCTGGCCTTTGGTAGATGCCTGTACTATTCCATTAGTACACTGCTACAAATTATTTACGCTCTTGCGCCCAAGTATGCCCGCAATAGGAGCATCGGCAATAGCGAACCTTGGCCTTGGTGCAATAGACCCTCGAGTAGCTCTTGCCGATCGGTCGGCGCGATTCGCATAGGGTGCAGGGTCTTGCTTCATCTTCGCGGGGGATAGGGGTTTCGCTAGCGTCCTTCATCGCTTGCATGTGGATTCTTGCGGATGAGTAGTTGGGGCTTTCGTAGTCTGGAAGGTCGGAGGGAATCCCTAGCGACTCGGCCATCTTGCTGACGATACCCTGGCTAAATTCCTGGTGCGTTTGCGCTGGCTCTTGCGGTTGAATTGGCTGGATGTCAACCCGAGGATCTACCCATTCCCGCTTGCTTGTTTGTTGCTTTGGCCTCTTGCTCATATCATCCTCTCCGTTTGGGAATCCATCCACCTTGCCGCTGTCTGAATCGTTGCTGCCCATGCCTGTAGGCTTGCTGAACAGGCTTGGCTTGTTTCGGCTCATCGCCGATATGCTTTGGAGCAACCTCGATTTCGCTTGGGGCGATTAGTTTGACGCCGCAAGCCTCGGACCCTGCCGCTGCCATGTAAGTTGCATCGAGCCAGTGATTGTCTAGACCGGAAGGCTTCCAGTAGGTTTTGCCGCCATCGGTTACTAAATCTTCCGCTGTGATATGCTTGCCGTAATAGACGTGCTTTCGGCTTCCCTCAGGATTAAAAATCGAGAGAGATTTTCGCCTAAATTCGTTGTTGTCGTTAAATGTCGGCGTCAAAAAACCTTCGTGAACGAATTGCTTCCAGTAGTCCGTATCAAGCTCATAGAGCCAAACATTATGCGCCGGTAGTTTCTTTGCGTGCAGGTTGTAGCCAACAATCGTATTCTCTTCGTTCTTGTCGCGATGCCGATATGGGCTATAGCCTTTCGATGGATGGAAAATCCCGCCCATGCCTTTGCAGAACTGGTACGCCGCCTGAGTGAAGTTGCCGGAATCGACTAGGCAAAAATCAACCGGCTTACGCGCCCCGGACGGATCTAGGAATTGCTTTTCGAGTAGGCTAGTCCGAAAGTCTAGCAAGCACTGATAAAGAACCGCTTCGGTAGCTTCGGTATCCATGCTTTTATCGGTCCCGAATACTGCCTCTTCGCCGTAGTCAACGATAAAGCCCGTACCGCCTTGCTGCCATGCTGCTACTACCCAATGGCAACGATACTTGCCTAGGTCGATCGCCGCTGTCAGGGCTACAGTGCTAGCTGGAACGCGATACCGATCTAGCCCGCTAATCCTTGACGCCACTATCTCAGGGGTCAAACCCTGGCCGACTGGCCCCGCATCCTCCGGGGGGTCGTTGTCGATTTCAGTAGCCACCGCTTTAGCACCATACCTAGCGACGCGAATGTAGTAACTATGAATCGCCGAAACCTCCATCGGTTCGCCGTCGCTGTGTGGCTTTTTGCTGTAGCTGTATTTATTGCTGACAATGCAACCGGCTTCAATCTCGGCTCGATTGTCACGCCAAAAACGGAATGCTTCTCTAGCGTCCGGGTCGTCGGCTTTGCGATCTTGCCATAACTCGATGAACCGCTCCACCAAATCCATACGGTCCGGGGGCTTTATCATCTTGCGATAGCGACGGCCGCGCCAGCTGGGTTTCTGCTTAACGTCAGTGTACTTGTAGGCATTGCATTTTCGGTTTTGGATCGTGCAAAGAAACACCCGCGCGATCGGTTCGGAGCTAGAGCCTAGCCCTCCAATATCCTCTTCGATAATGGCCTCAATCTGCGCTATCAAGGTTTCGGACCTAGCCGCTTGCTTATCCTCAACGTCGTCAATGATTGCTAGCGTCGGCCTTTCATCCCGGTAGGTGGTCCCTCGAATCGGTCCATCGATCCCCATGCAAGCAAAAATCTGCCCTTTGCTTACCAGTTCAAAATCCTTGCTCCAGTCAAGCTGGTCCGGTCGGATCGTCGGGAATATCAAGTGATCCTTTGCCATTTCTATTTGAGTGTATTCGCCTGCAACGGTCTGCATGTTGGCACGGCTGGCCCATCCCCCAAGTGCCTTGAACGGGTAGCCAATTTCTGGAAAATCATCAAGAAACTGCTTGTTTTGCTGGAACTTTTCCCGAATGGTTTTTAGGTCTTTTTCCGCCTTAGTTTGAGACTTTCCGATTACGATAGGGAATCGACTTATCCCCTTGAGCAAAAGCCTGATGCTTTGATAAAGAACTATTCGCGTTTTACCTTCGCCCCGAGGACCAGCAATAGCTTGATCGCCGCCGTACAACGCTGCATTCTCGATGGATTCGAGCATGTCCAGACGGTCGCTAGTCAACGGCTCGTAGAACACGTTTCCAAAGTAGTGGCCTAGGAAAAACTCGGCGTCCAACAAAGCCCTTTCCCTGTGCTTTGCATTTTTAGGGGCAGGGATTTTCAAGTCCCGCTCTGCCGCCCGCTTGGAAGCCATAAGCTCCCGCTGCTTCATCCGCTCATCGCCCTTAATCGGGTCGGCTGATGACGCCGTGATCGGATGCGAGCTTAGTAAGCTCTGCAACTGGGATAGACTTAGCGAGTTCAAGCAGTCGTAGACGTTGTTCATTTTCTTTCAGTAGCCTCCTTTCGTCTGCCGCGTCTCGCTTTTCGTCGAGTGCATCGGCATCCAGTAGGATCTTCGCCGCCTTGGGAGCTAGGTCCGGATCTTGCAAGCAAACCATTAGAGCCGCCTTAACCGCTTCGCGGTCGACGTTCCACCGCTCTTTGATCGCTCGATTGACCAAGCCTAAATCCTTCGCTGTCTTGATCTCCAACCAAACCGCCCCCTACCCCGTGGAAATCACCCCTAACGCACTAACACACTTCAAAACTCGTCCGGTCATCCCCGCATTCTAAAAGGGCTAATTGAGTGGAAGTACCTAAGCTTATGGGGGCCTATCACGTTTGCTTCTCCTGCCACTCTACGTTCTTCCCGCTCTTAACCCGCGTAACTTCAACGCCTGTACCGCTGACAATCTCGACCGACCATTCGTACCAACCAGGTCGGAGCGTTCCTGTGACAGTCTTAGCAACGTCAAAATCGAGGTGAACATTTCCGCCCGTTGCATCTGTCACGGTCCCAGTAGCGATGAAGGAATTGACGCCCTCATCGTCCTCATACCGCATGCCGAAACGAGCCGTCGATGTCGCAATAACATACCCGCTAGGCAACGCCACGGTCCATCTGAACCGCCTTCCATTGGCTGCTAGGTAATCGTCACCTATTATCAACGGGCTTGCCAATTGGCCTGTTGCCGTCACTGGACTGGTAACATTGACCGTCCCGCCTGCCGTAATCAAGTCGGTTTGGCCCTTGACTTGATTCAGGATGTTCCCCGCCTGCGTTCCGCTGTAGCCTGTAGCAAGATCCGTAGACCACGGATTACCCGCTGCCCCTGAGTCGATAAGAGCCTTGCCCGTTGTGCCTGCCGTTGTGTGTCCGCTCGTTGCCTCATCCCAAACGCCATCGGCAATTTCGCCAACCGCATCCGCTGCCAATCCAGCTGCCGTAAGCCAATTAGCCGCAAATGCCGCCGAAGTTATCACGCCTGCCTGTAGTGCGTGAATGTCCGCTGCAACATGCCCGGATCCCGCGCCAGTCACCTGCACTGATCGGTTGTTGTTGTTTGAAATCAAGATGTACTTACCGAAGCTATCGGCAACCCAGGTCGTCGTCGTCAATGCGTTCCAAACGGCCTGACTGATCGGCGTGTACAGGTCGTTGGCCTGAAGTGCGTTAGCCCCAAGTTCCGCGATCGCCCCGCCAGCCGTGATACCAAGACTTCCGAAGTTGGCAGGGAACGCCACAATCAAATCCGTCTTGTTTTTGATCGCTATCACCTCGGTATCGATAAAATCATCGATCGTATCAACGCTGGTTTGCGTTGCTCGGCTTCCGATCGTCGCATCGATCCGACTTAACCCAAACGCCGCCGCATCCTGGTAATCAACCGCGTCAAGCTCGATTTCAATAAGTACCGGGAGCATGTTGGCAACACCCCGAACGCAAAGTTCAACCCATTCCACGCCCGCTGCCGACGCAAAAGCCGCATCGGGAAAATCTACCTCATAACGCCCTGCTAGCGCTCCACTTGCGACGATGCCGCCTGAGACGTAAGTTCCAAGAGTTTTGGAAACTGCAGTAACGCTCGTCCATGTCGATTGGTTTTGCCGCCTGTACTCAAGCACAAGCCCGCTAGATAAGTGCGTCACCCCGCTAAGCCCGCCGCCCGTTGTGCTGCTTGTGTCGGCGATGAAGATCGGGAGTGATCGACTGGTTTTTGCCCTGGTTGTTTTTTGCTTGCTCACCCTGAATAGCCTCCATCCATTGCCCTGGCCAAAATTAAGCCGCCGCCGCTGGTTGTTTTGTGGTCAAGCTCAAGCAGTTCAATGACGATGGTGAAGTACGTCGCGGAGTTGGCTGCTGTCACGTTCGTTGATGGCCATGCAGTGGTTCGAGTTGCGTTTGTGTCGTAGGTCGCAACCTCAAAATTAGCCCCGACCGAATTGTTGACGCTCGACATTCCAGACGGAGCCAGCGAAGAGAGGTTGTTCAAGACGCTGTTGTTCATGCCGAATCCCACCAGCCAAAGGTCGGCGGCATTTTCTTTTAGCGTACCGGCAACTTGCGCAGTATAGGTAATAGTTGTCGAAGTACCTGAACCAACCGACAAAAAAGAAGGCACAACGATTGAGCTTGAACCGCCGCCGTACACCAAGGCAGTCACGTTGTCCGCATTCGTCCACCCAGTTGTACCGACTGTTTCGGATGCCGAGTCCGCGATGTAATAACCGATCCGCTGCGAACCAGAACTACTCGAGCGATTGTACAGCCCTAGCACGTTTGTGGGCAGTGTAGGAATGACGCCCGAGCCCTGGTTGTACGCCAAATACAAAATTGTGTTGCCCTTGGCGTGAGTGCCAAGGGTAACGCCTGTTCCGTTATTGGTAGCCGAGCTAATTCGACTAATTGCCATTAGCGCACAAGCTCGGCCTTTCGCCGGTCCCGTCCCATTGGTCGACTACTTGGCAGAATTCGTTGTAGGTGTCCGAGCCCTCTTTTCGGATTGCCTTTCGATCGATTTCAAGCCTCAAAAGGCTGATTGCCGCCTGTATCGCCGTGTCGTTTTCAGCAACGCCAAACCGCTCGCAAGCTGAAATATACCGCCGCCCTGCCGCTGCGATAGCTTGGCATCGAGGGTCATGAATCGCCAACAGTTGAGAATTGAAAACCGGATCTCCAATGGGCAGACCTGAGCCCGCCGCTTGGGTAGCAATCCAGCCAAAACCGATAGCCTCGCAAAAGGCGATGAATGCCGTCACTTCGGTCGGCCCGATGATTTGGGCAATACCAAGCAGGGTCCATCGATCGGAGTCAACATAGAGGAAGGATTTCGCCTTGACCGCCGCAATGACGCCCGCATCGGTCATTTCTTGCCAATCGCTGATAGATTCGATTGCTTTTCTGTATGTCATTGTTCGCCCCCTCTAGCTAGCTTGACCATTTCAGCCTGTAGTGATTCAATCTTTTCGCCGAGTCTCTGCCTGTCCGATCGGCATTCTTCGTAGTCTTTGCGACTCAGCAAGTACTGGTACACGTTCGCCGAGGTCAAAGCCCCGGCAATTGCTGTTCCGATGGCGATGATCGAAGTGTCGTTGCTCGTCAATTGAGCCAAGAAAAACCAACTCATCTCAACGCCTCCGCTGCTTGCTCTAGGGTCGTGTAGCCTGTCAAGGTCGCTTTTTTATCGCCTGATTTTAGCTCGAATGTCGGCGTTCGCCCGTAGCTGTGAGGCTCATCGAAAATAGCAACCTCCCATTTAGCATCCATGAAACGCTGCATTTCGCACCGCTTCCATCGGTCGCAAGGTTCGCACTTTTGATCTTTGGGGGCTAGGAAAACCAGGATTTCGCGCTTCACTGCCTCGTGTGGCTTGTCCGAGGGGCTTGGCATAGGGTCCGGTTCCTTTGGGGGAGCGACAAACTCAACCTTTGCGACCTCTTCGATCAACGGCGCCGTGTCCAGTAAGTCGCATTGCGTAGGGTCTGGCGCTGTAGGAATCGACGCCCAATAAAGCAAACCAAGTATAAGTATCAACAAGATTGGACTCCCTTTTTCGTTCATCCTAGTGGCCTCGATTGCATCCAAGATACCGCCCTTGGTCCTGGCGTCGAAAGATCCGATACGCCGACGATGGATGTGTATTCGTGTCGACAAAGCTGATCGATTACCTCGGGGGA